AGCAATAGCAAAAGGTGGTTTAAAAAAGATTGCCGCCAAAGCGATGGATAAGGCGATAAAGCCTTCCGCTGAAAAATTAGCCAAAAGACAGGGCGCAAAAAACTTTGCAAAAACAAAGGCAGGTCAGGAGGCGCTTGGCAAAAAGGCAGTAAGGGGGCAGATAGGTGGTGCGCTTGCTTTCGGTACAGCCGCTGGCGCTGGTGAATCGTTTACAAAAGTATTAGAAGAAGGTGGTGAGGAGGCTCCAATAGCCGCCTTAATTACAGGTGTAGCAAGCGGTGCTTTAGATCAGTACACCCCGATGAGAGCATTAAAACGAATATTGCCTCAAAAGACATTTAAAGACGCCTCCGAGGCGATAGCTGGAAACATAGCCAAGCAACCCAGCATGGCTAAAAGAATTATAAAAGAGGGAGCTAAAAGCGCCGGAGCGGAGGGCGTTGTTGAGGGACTGCAAGAGGTTATACAAAACGCTACCCTTGAATATATAAGAAGCGACAATCCTCAAGTAGAAAGCTCTTGGCTTGAGAGAATGACCTCTGAAGATAAGCTTTCACAATATCTTAACTCAGCAGTTGCGGGAATCATCGGCGGTGCGGCAATAGGTGGTGTTTCCGGTATAGCGAAAGATCCGCGTAGTGAAATAAGTTCGCCTACAAATCTTTTGGAATATGATGGTGACGCTAATAAGATTCCTGATCAACGTCTTGCTGAAGAAGAGCCAGTCCAAAACGAGCCTCCAAAAACTGAACAGCCAGAGGTTATTGACCTTCCTCAAGACAAAGTCCCTTCTCTAGATTCTCTATCTGGACAGGACGTTACTTATCAGGGTGTACAAGGTGTTTTAACAAAAAGAGATGAAGGATTTTTTGTTGTATCTCAGGATGAAGATATCTTCATTGAAAGCGGTGAAGCACAGTCACCAGAGCAGTTGGGTATTATCCCGACAGACGAAAATGTTGTTTTTGAAAACGATGTAACAATTGATCCTGAAAGCAAAAAATTTATTTTGCGGGGAAAAGAATTTACCCTCACCACAATACGAAGAGACGATAAAGGAAACCCTATTAGTCTTGCTGTAAGGGATGAGAAAGGTAAAAACAAAACAATAAGAGAACCTGAGATAGTAAAGCGCATTGAGGCGCAAATAAACAAACCTCAGGGCTACACAGGTACGTTAATACCATTAGACGATTTACCTGTATCAATCCAAGAAGTGATTGTACAAAGAGGCGCGGAGTCTGGCACACCAATTAACGATGAAGTCTCGGTTGATGAGGCGCTAGAGATTGCTGAATTACTACCAGAGACCGATAAGCAGTCTGCTGTTTTAGAGATTGAAGAGTCTGTTCAATCATCAATGCAGTTTAAGCCTACAGATAAAAAGTTCTTTTCTGAATCTAAGTATGTTGGCTCGGTAAGAAGACCTGCTCAAGTTTCCTTACCGGAAGCCATAGCTGAAGTTAATAAGGAGCTAGGCGCGGAAAGAACGCCTATCGATGAAGAGCGATTAAAGACCACTTTAAGTATTGCAAATCCAGAAGTAGTGGATGGTAATCCTGTAGTTGGTGCTGAAGAGTTTTACGGTGATGATGCCCCTAAAAACGAAATCTTAAATGCCGTTGTGGATCTTATTGAAATGGGTATGCCTAAGTCGGTTTTAAACGACTTCCAAGGTATAGGGATACATGACCCTGCGTTACACCCCAGCATGAAGAATAGTGATGGCTCCTACAGCATGAACGCTGGCTATGTCTCTTTAAAGAAAGGCTATGTTAACAATCTGGCTAATAATTCTAGTGACGCCGAAAGAATTCGCTACACCATTGCTCATGAAATTGGTCATGCGTTTGACGTTAATAACAACATTACAGACAACAGCGTGGAGTTTTATGCCGAGATAAACGGTATGGGAGCCAATGGTTTAGACGTTGAGCTTGGTGATGTCTTGTTTGAGCTTGGTCAAAACTATGAGCAAAAGACTGAGCTTGGTAGAGAGATGTCGTATCCGTTTGGGCATATATTTAGTTGGGTCAATGCTAGACCTGATAAAGCTGAGTCAGTGATTAACGTATTAAAGAAAGAGGCGTTTGCTCAAGCGTTTGCAGTATTGCACTCTAATCCTGAACTACTCGAAAGTTCAGCCCCAACAACGTATAATTATCTTGTGAAGTTGCTCAGAGAGCCTTCAAAGGAGACTAATCAAAATGCCCAAAATGACAATCAAGCCGAAGCCACTGTCGGAGAGCTTGGAGAAGTACAAGGAGAAGTTCGGTCACGAGCCGAGTCCAGAGGCGTTCAAGTTCAAGACCGAGAAGGAGATCAACTCTCTCGCGGAGATGGCGCTCGTCAGGAACAAGCCAGTCCCATCGTGGAAGGATCGCCCGAACGTGAAGACAGGGTCGATACTGGACAGCCTGTACAACTAGACTCCGATTTTCAAGAGCAACAAGCCAGAGAAGAACAGCGATTAGATGAAGAGGTAAGTCAGCTAGATATTGAAGATGATCTTGCATCCTTTGATGATGATTTCGACCCAATGGATGACATAGACGACCTTCAATCTTTGTTTGCTCCAGTCAGCACTCGATTCCCTACAGGTGCTAAAGCCACAGAAGATCCAGTCGCAGACCTAATAGTTAATGACTACGATAGTTTTGTAGAAAACACCCCGCTGTTCTCAAAGAACATGTTGCTCGTCAAAAAGTACAATAACCTTACTAAAAGAGAGCAAAAGCTTTCAGATAAAAATGCATCTAAGGCGCTTATTGCACACATAAAAGAAAACCTTTTAAGCATATTTGATGCTGTTCCTGAGGCTACTAGAGCTATATCTAAACAGTGGTATAAAGGTGCTAATAAAATTGTTCAGAGGATGGCTGACAGGCATGGGGTTTCTTTAGCTCAAGCAAGTGCTGTTGCGGCTAACTTATCTCCACAGAAGGACTGGTATCAGAACGCTAGCTTGGCAGAACGTGTACTGGATATTTTTCATAACGAAAATTCAGCAATATTCGATGACCAGATGAAAGCTAAGGCGGAGGAAATATACTTTCACAAAGATGTAAGTAAAAAGTCTAGAATCAGCAATAGAAGAATGCTTGGCTTAATCGGCGACAAGTCTTTACAGCAACTTATAGACGAAGGCGCATCTCTCCCAGTAATTGGAATGTGGATTCGTACTTGGGATCAAACATTTAATGATCCATCTTATCGGCTAGTATCACCGGACGGAAAGTTTTTGGATTATGCTGTAAATGCTGATGGTAATACGCAGTCCAGAGTTGCTTGGGGATCGCTTAATGAGATAGGTAAAGCTGTTTCAGTTCTTCTTGATTCTTCGCAAGAAAACGTGTCTCGATCTTTAGGGTCAAGAAACAAAGTCCGCAATTTTTACAACAATATATTTAATCCAGACGCAGAAGATGGGTTTGTAACTATTGATACTCATGCCGTAGCCGCTGGGCTTATGAAGCCGTTATCTGGAGATTCCTTAGAGGTTGGACATAACTTTGGAACCGGTAAGGGTTCTTCCAGCTCTATTGTTACTGGTCATAGCGGGACTTACTCAATATTTGAAGAAGCATATCGTCAGGCGGCTATAGATCGCGGGGTTCTTGCTAGAGAAATGCAGTCTATTACTTGGGAGGCTGTAAGAGGTCTATTTACACCAGCTTACAAAGCTCAAGACCAGAATGTCTTGTTTGTTGAAAATGTCTGGAACCAGTATAATAAGGGAAAGATAAATCTTGAAGAGGCTAGGAGTAAAATAAATGACCATTCCGGCGGAATACAAAGACCTGATTGGGAGCGATCCGACTTTACAGTACCTGACGAGGTATCAGCAACCAGTTACCAGAGAAAACTATCTGACAGTAGCGTACCCAGATCTGAATCTGGATCACAAGAAGCCGCTGGAAGCGGAACTGGAATCGATGCTACCAGAGTTCCTACAGATACAGAGTTCCTAAGCTCACCTCCACGCGAGGAAGACTCAAACATATCTGACTTATCCGCTCGCCGAGAGCAGAAGGGTCTTCAAGACTTTAAATCTCGCATGATGAATAACATTCAGCAACAGGTGTCATTTAAGAACAAGATAGTCAAAAAGCTTGTTTCCGATGGAGCCTTTGAAGGTTTTGAAGCTGGCAAAAGATACACATCGAAAAACCCCAATCAAGACACGTTTGGTTTTAAGTCTGAAATTACAGGCTTGTCAATAACAGAAGTAACTAAACGTGATCGAGATCTAAACTCTCCAACTGTGAAGCTTTTTGGGCAAATTCCAGAAAGCGCAATTATTGTCGGGGATAACGGAAAAGAATACACGGCAAATATTAATACTAAAGTTATTAATTCTGACGGTGACGAAAACATTAGCTCTGCCGCATTATGGAAAGTAAAGAAACAATTTTCCGATGGCGATGCTAAGTTCATGGGCGGGTTACGCTCAGTCCAAGACGAGGATTTCCTAAGCTCACCCCCAAGACAAGAAACAGCCCCTAACCTAACCCCTGAAGAGGCTAATGCCGCTCAGAACGCGAGAATCAGAGAAGAGAAATCTTTTATTGATAAAGCTACTGACTGGGCATCAAGAACTTTTAGGCGAAACCTAGCACCTCAAGGATTATTAAACGATGAGGTGTTTGAGTCTAAGATCAAAAGAGACGGTGAACTTGGTGCTGTCGAAATAGATATTAGAATGCACATTGCCGCCTACGATGAGGCAATTAAAGAGGCATACCCTGAGGGAACTGATGTTCCAGAGTCTCTTTTAAATGACGCATTGCAAGTTCCTGTCGAGCAACTGGAGTCTCTTGATATCCCTAAGGCAGTCAAAGAAGTAATTGGTCGGATGAGACGGTATATTGACAAGTACTCAGCGGATTACTCAACAGTCATCCAATCACAGCTTGATGCTCTAGATAGTAAAACACAAACTAAAGAAATAGAAGCAAAGCAAAGCCTCTTAAGTACCTTTAAGTCTAACCTTGGTAAGTATCTAAATAGATCCTACAGGGCTTTTGATGATCCTAATTGGGCAAAAAGCGTACCGGATGACGTACTGAATGATGCTAAAGAGTACTTAGCTGAAAACGGTGCGACCAATGTTGAGAGGGTAATTAACACTATACTTAAAGAAGGCACTGCCTTTGATGGCATTGGTTCTTTCATTGTTAACTCTAAGCTTGGAGCAAAAGATCTATCTATTCTAAAGAAAAAGAACAACACGATTGCTCCAGAGATACTTGCTTTATTAGGTGAATACAAAGAACCTAGAATTAACTTTGTTAAAACAGCGACAAAACTAAGCCGACTTGTCTTTAATCATAAGTTCTTGGAGGACGTAAAAGCAAAAGGAGAAGGTGTATTCCTATTTACGGCGGAGACCGCGCCCTCAGATGCCTATGTGCAATTAGCGGCTGAACAGTCTAGTGTTATGGCTCCCTTGAATGGCTATTACGTTACGCCAGAATTAAAGCAGGGCTTTGCCGAGGCTAACGGACTCAAATCCCTAGATGGCATGTATCGCAACCTTGTTGCCCTTAACTCTATAGTTAAGTACGGCAAAACAGTTATTGCCCCTACAACTATTGCCAGAAACTTTATGTCTGCTGGATTCTTTACAGTAGCTAACGGTCACTTTGATTGGAGCAAAACATTAAAATCCATAGAAGTCTTTAAATCTTACTTTAACTCTAAAGAGGGTGATGCGACAGCCTTTCTTAGAGAGCTTAAAAGGCTAAGTGTTGTTTATGATACTCCGATAGCTGGAGAGATGATAAAGGCTATGGAAGATTCAGGCGTTGATGCGCTAGAGAACTCGCTTATTGGTTCTGATTTGGCAAAGGGCAAGGTTGATAAAGCAAAGTCAAACGCACAAAAAGTAGCAAGTTTTTTCACAAAGTTTTATCAGTACGGTGATGACTTCTGGAAAATTGTAGGATTCATGAATGAGATGGATATGCTCATGGAGGCTAAAGGTCTTAGCTATGAAGACGCCGCACCTATTGCCGCAGAAAGAATACGCAACACCTATCCTACCTACAGTTTAATTGGTAGAGCAATGCAACAGTTAAGGAGATTTCCTTTAGCTGGAACATTTGTGTCTTTCCCTGCGGAGATTATTAGAACTAGTTTCAACATGTTCAAGTACCTAAAGCAGGACATGGCAGACCCAGATATGAGGGCTTCTGCTCACCGTAGGCTTGCCGGTATGGCTTTGGTCAGTGGCGGTATATACGCCATCCAAGCGGCGGCATTTGCGGCATGGGATGTTTCGGAAGAGGAGGAAGAGGCTATTCGCCTTATGAGTCCTGAATGGTCTAGAAACTCAAATATAGTCGTTACAGGTCGAGACGAGAAAGGTGACTTAGAGTATGTAGACCTGACTTATCTTGACCCATACGCTTACTGGAAGAGACCTATCAATGCGCTACTAAGAGATCAGCCTTTAGATGATGCTTTAGCTCAATCTGCTCAAGAAATGCTATCACCATTCTTTGGTAAGGATATTTCAGCGGGTACTGTTTTCAACCTAATGATAAATGAAAAAGATTCGGGCGGAAGAATATATAACCCCGCAGATACTGCGTCTAATATTACTGTAGATATGACTGGGTTCATGATTAACAATATGGCTCCTTCTGCGCTTCAAAATGCCAATAGAATAAGTAAGGCTTTTTTCGGGGAAGTCAGCAAGTCAGGTAAAAAATACGAAATGCGCGATGAGATGCTGGCGTTAGTTGGATTCAGATCGACTACCTTCGACCCTAAGGTTAGTTTGCACTTTAAGGCATACGAGTTTAATCAAGATAAAAGAGATGCAACCTCGCTCCTCACATCTACGTTTAGAGACCCTAACGAAGTATCTAATGGAGATCTAATCAATGCATTTGAAAGAGCCTCTCGCGCAAGAAGAGAGGGCTTTGAGCGCATGATAAAGCTAGTGTCAGCGGCAAGATCCTCAGGCTTAACTGATACCGAACTGATGATGGTTTTACGGTCTAACGGCGTTACTAGGAAAGATGCAAGATCTCTTGTTAAGGGAGACTATGAAGCTTGGGCTATGTCAGACAGCACCCTTAAGAACACCATCAAGAAGTCAGACCTTTTGTTTGGCGAAGCAAAAGGCAGAGAGTTTGAAGAGCGTTGGAAGTTAATTCAGGAGCTACTTAGCCGAGAGATGTAATGCGAGATATAGTTTTATTATGTTTCTTATTGTTTGCTGTTTGCTCTGTTTGTACAGGTCAAGAAACAGAACCTATGGGTGATACAAACTCCGATAATGTTCAGGATGGGTCTCTCAATACAAACACTGTTGGATCAACAGTAAGCAGTAATAACAACAGCAAAGATGAGTCAGTAAGCAATACTTATAACGGAGCAGGGTCATCTTCTGATATGCCAGTAGGGAGTGCAATTGCCCCCTCTTACATGTCAAACGGAATGGAAACGTGCTTGCAAGGAAGTGGGACATCCATTCAAACAGGGTTGGTTGGTTACACAAATGGGTCGTATGAAAAGGATTCTGACTGCAACCGTAGGCGGGATGCCAAGGTACTTAGTGATTTAGGGATGAAGGTTGCGGCGATAGCAAGAATGTGCGAAGACAACAAGGTCTGGAGAAGTCTTTTTATGTCAGCCACACCTTGTCCCTTACTGTCTGGTGGTCGTTTGATCGTGGGCCGTAGAGCGTTTCAGATGATGAAAATGAACCCTGAACTTCACATCCCTGACTATGGTGAAGTCAGAATGAGGGTTTCAGCGACTTGGTCTAAAAAGCCACCAACGCCAAGGTATAACGACACACAGAAGTGGTACAACTCAATATTACAAATAGGGGCAGACGAAAATGAAGAGCAAGTACAAGATGGCGATGATAGCGGGTCTGTTTCTGACAAATTCCGCAGTAGTATCAAGTGAACTTGACACTTTAATAGAAACCTCTAGCGCAATCGTTGATCAGATAGATAAGGGGATTATGTTTGTTGGTGGCGCACACCACGCATCTCAAACAGGCATGGGTATTTCAAGCGGTCAACTGTCAGGAAACTATTACATTTCTGACGAACAAGTCACTGCTTACAACTCCGCTTTATCTGGAATGGTTAATTATTTGCCATACGGTTCAGCCGAAGATTATCTGAACGAGCAAGCACAAAGCGAACTCGACGCAATGGAAGATGCTATCGGAGATTTTACTGCTGTCGTTGTGGGTATGCTGGAGGTACAGGAAGTAGCAGAACGCGCTGAAACCGCTGAGACTCCAGATGACCAAGCAGAAGTCCAAAATTATATAGCCCAGAATGATATGTCAGTTTCTCAAGAGGATGCTGATACCTACAACCAAAGCCTTGACGATATTGAGAACCACGCCAATGCCGCTGGTGCTTTCTTGGCTGTAGCAGGGAATCCAGAAGCTGTAGCATTTTTAGATCAGGGTGCAATGGACAACAACACTCGCGTAGAAGATAACGCGCTTAGTTACAGCGCCTCTAACCAAGCTGTTGAATTAGCGTGGGCTTCAAGCGAGACAGTCAGCAGTATTTACCTAAATGGGCAGGGTGATTTCGGTTTAGATATTTACGCCTCCGAAACTGACATTCTTAACACTGGTTACGAAAGTTTGTTCTACAACACTGGCCCAACGGCTTTAGGATTTAATTGCTTTATGTATCAAGTTGATTGTGATGAAGGTGATGAAACGTGAGCCTAGAAGAGACTGAATTAAAGATTGGAGGCACATCATTTAAGGGTGTTTATATTGCAATTTTGTTTAGCCTTGCAACAACACTAGGAGGCGGTGTGTGGACAGCAAGCAGTCTTTATTCCAGATTGGAGTCCGTAGAATCAAGATCAATTCCAGACATTACGCCTTTAGAGGAACGCATTTTAACCGACAAGCAAGCACTTCTGAGCGAAATTGATTTAATTAAACAAGAACTATCAGATAACGATGTATCGCAGTTACAAGGTAAACTAGCAACGCTAGGAGTGAACCTACAAACGATCATCGACCAGCAAGATAAGTTGCTGTTAATTGATGACAATGTCAACGATCTGGAAAAGGATATCGAGGCCATGAAAGGTACTGTCGCTCAAGCTGAAGTGATTACAAAATCAATCGGAGATGTGAACGGAAAGTTATCTTCTTTGAAAAGAGAAGTTGAAGAGTTATGGCAGGGGCTGGATTACCTCAGTAACCCCTTAAAGTAAATCTTGTTTAGCTACACAGAGCAGTCCAAAAACGACACAAATACACACAACGACCATATCAAAGCCTTTAGAAATAATGGGGGGGTTAACGAAAGAGGCGCTATTATACTGCTCGTTTAGCGTCTTGAGTAATGATAAAAGGTTATCTCAGTTATGCATCTATAGGATGTACAGCAGGATGCAACCAAGTAGGATAAGAAGGCAGTGACCGTTCTTTAAAGGCACTGTTTTAAAGTCAATTTCTAGCCACTCATAAAGCGATGAATTTGATGTCTTAGCATCTTTAATTAAATCATCAGCTAGCTTGTTAGTTTCTTTGATTTTTTCCTTTAATTTCTTCATAAATTACCTTTAGTGTAATGCACTTGCGAAACAACTTCTGGGCAGAAAGTTTCGTAAGTCATTGATTTATAAGGAAACGAATATCATAACACTGGGGGTGTAGTGGTCGCAGGTTCAAATCCTGCCGTCCCGACCAAACCCTTTTTTCCTATATAAATCAACAAGTTATGGGTTTTGCCAAGTCTATTACACTAACGTGTAAGTGAACTTGGCTTTTTTCATTTTAACACTCGCGGTTTTAATCAGTGTAATGCACCTGATCTTACCGCAACAACCTGCCCTCAATTCGCGCAGATACCTCTTGTTTGCGTCCGCGAACTAAATGCATGTAGCCATCCATGCTCGCCACCGATTTCCAACCACCGACATCCATTAACTCCTTCGGCAGTGTTCCCTCACTTAACAGCCAACTAGCAAAGGTGTGACGGCAAGAATGAAACACCACATCGCTGGGCAATCCCGCCTTGGCTAACGCCGTTTTCCAACGACCCCTGCACATCGATCCCTTCGCCATCGGCTTCCCTAAATGTTGCGGCGTAGACTGGGTAAAAACATAGTCCAACTTGCACTGCAACGGATGCTTTGCCGCCATCTCACAACACAACTCCCAACGCCGACTAATCACCTTTCTTGCATCGGCATTAAGATAGCACTCTAGCGGCTCGCCAGTCTTGGTCTCACTCGCGGGAATGGACAGAACCTCGTGACGCTTATCCAGCCAGTCCCAACGCATCAGCCGAATGTTGGCATTGCGCTGTCCAATGTGTAACGCGATTTCAACCATATCAGCACGAAGAGGGTCTAAATACTTCATAAATGCCCTTGCTTCAGCCGGTGAGAAATACCGTTGCCTAATCTTACCTTTGAGCGCCTTGATCTTGGGCTTAAGATCAAACTCAATCTCAAGCTCCTCCTCCGCATAATGTATCGCGGCACGAAGATATTTGAGGTAATTGTTCACCCCATCAGCAGATAACCCCTTATCATTAAGCAGGGACTTTCTCATATTAGTAACATCTATCTTCCTGATCGATGCCATCTGCCGACCCGCAAAACGCCCTGAGGTTGAATCAAATAATACTTTGAACTCAGGGTGCTTTAACGCGCTCTTCTTCGTGTATCGTTGCACCTTTCCTGTCTCAGGGTTTCTCAACCCCGAAGGCACTTTTCTTGCCATCCATCTCAAACACCCAACTGCAACCTCGTTTTTGGGGTTGCCGCTCTTACAGGGTTCGCTCAAATACTCTTTTACTGCTTCTTCAAAAGTCATAATCATTCTCCATGTCTGACTTTCTACCCAGAAGCCCTTTTAGTATAGCGCAAAAAATCGCTTCTCGGCAGGGGGGGTTATTTTGGGATCGGCATCAAATTATTGCCAGAGGCAACGCCTACATCATATTCACCCTCAAGTGTGTAGCTGTCACAGCCCACTTCAGTGCCGTAGTCAATCAAACAAACAATCGGGTAATCATCACTGGCTTGAACATTTGATACCAGACAGACGCGCTCACCATCGATGGTTTGAAGGGTCGTAGACCACTTGATTTCAAGAAAGGTTTCTTCGGCAATTATTTTTTTTATTGTGTTTAACATAATACTTATCCTTGTGGTTTATAAATAGGTAGCTCGTTGTCGCCACTGGTGAGCTAGTCCAGCTATCTAGGCGCTGAGGAGTTCGCCTTGGCTTAGGGGATTTAGTGTGTTGCTTCCTCAACATCACCCTCAACAGCAAGCGGTTCTGGTAACAGCTTTTTCGCATTGGAGAAGGTGGAATCAATGCCAACTTTGGCAACCTCTATCAGGGCAGAGGCTAGGGCAACTGCCTGATTTCCAGTTTGGACAGCAACTAGCATCTCTCGACATTGCTGATTAACAGAATCGGCATCATAAGACTGCCCATCAATAATTAAAGTTTGTGGCTCACTCATTTTTTCTTCCTCGCATCATGGCGTATTAGTTGGTATTTACGCGGTGCAGAGACCGCCAATCGTGCTTGTGGAACCATGCGTTCAGGCACAACATCACCGCGTCCGCACTCGTCACAATATGGTTTTGATTTCATCCAGTACTGTTGAACGCCAACCATGTTCACGTTGGTGTCATCCTTTAACCAGATCCCTTCCTCTCCAGCGAGTAAAATATGCTCGCTAATCCCCTCTTTAGATGTCACATTTACCAGCGCGTCTTGCTTGCCTCGATGGTCTCTGACTCGTCGAACCCAAAGGCGATGCTCAAACGTGCCTTCAAGGTTGTCAGGATCTAAATCTTCACCACCGTACAAAATAGAATCCACGCTTCGTGTAATTCTGAGTGACATTGCATTTCCTTTAGTTGGTTATTAAAAGGGGAGGTCATCTTCTTCATCGAACATTTCAACCGGCGCTTGCGGCTTGGACTGCGCTTGACTGCTAGACACATTCGCGCCTGACTCAGTAAATTGCTTTAAATCCATCATGCCGTTGCCAATCCAAGCATCTCTCACTTGAAGCACAGCACCGTTATCGGTCTTAACCACTTTCCCTTTCCAGTTCATTCGCATCAGATCATTGCCTGATTGGTTCAAGCCTTCCTGCAACCAGTTGATAAAGTTCTGACCGATCTGCAAAAAGCCATCGTAGTCATGAGCCTTGTCATCGGTAGCCCATGCTTGAGCTTTGTCTTCGCGCAACACTTTTAATCGGTCTAACTCTTTCTGCTTCTTTTCAGGGGTTAATTTATACAGCCGACCATTTCCGGCTTGCACTTCAAAGTTACTCATTGGATATCTCCATGTTGAATTGAAATTTGTCGTGAGCCTGTGGTTCGCCGAAACGAATCCAACTGCTCGTCTTTTTCTAACACTGCCTCTTCACCACCCAAAAACTCAAAAGCTTGTCGGTAATCAATTGGCGGGGTTTTGTTAATAATCTTAATTAGCGTTGACCCATTACTGACTGAACCTTCGTATTTTTCCGCGATTATTTTTTTCAGTTGTTCAGAGGTCTTGGATAGCACATCGATAGCGTCTAACTCATCGATAATCCGGCTTTTAATGTTGTTAATTCGGCTTTGAACTTGAGATAGGTGGTTTAGGTCATCATCCGTAGTAATCGTCTCAAAATCATCTTTAACTACCGTTTTTACATGTTCTTGGCGAGTGTCTTCATGATCATGCTGAGACTGAATGTGCCTGTGCCATGCTTGATAAAGATCAAGCCGCGAAATAGTGCCTTTCTCAGGTTGCGGTAAATACTTTCGAGACAGCTTTTCAGTCAGAAAGTCTTCTTTGCGCTCAACCCGCTCTAACGTGTATTGCGGCTCGTGCGTTTCATTCGGCGCGAGATAACAAATAAAATCACACCAGTCCACATCCAACACCTCCATCTGCATGTAGACTTGCATTAAGTACATGCTTCGTTTCGGGCTGAAAATCGAATAGGGTTCTTTAGTATACTTAGGGTAGGGACACTTAATTTCTACACAGCCATCTAGCCCCACCAGACCATCGGGGGAAGCGGCAATGAAATCGTATTTTGGGTGAACAACCAAGCCGGTCTCTTCAACACGGTAGTCCTGTAGCTTTTCAAGAAAAACTCTCGCTACATCTTCCATCATTTGACCGTGAGCCACGGCAGGAACCATAATAAACTCAGATTCTGCACCGGCTAATGCTCTCACTTCCTGACGAACAAGATCTTGAGGCTTCATATAGGGATGTTTGCCTTCGAGTGCGGCACACACAGAGGCTTTGATTTTTCCGGCTCTTCGACGATGCCACTCAGGTGACCCCTGAACAGCAAGGCTCACTTCTCAGCCCTCCAGCCTTTTGCTTTGCACACTTCCTTCCAGCGATTTTCGTTGGAGTCAACCAAGCCACGATTTTCTAAACCTTTTTTGTACCGGCTAAAATGCTTTTTACCGGCGCTAACATTGGTTGCCTCGGCAATTTTATCTCTTGCGGCAAGCCAGCACTGAGCAACCAAGTCATCTTCAGTGACCTTGTCTTCAGCATCTTCTCTTAATTCAGGGGAAGTATCGGGCTTTGCAAGCCACATCTGATAACCTAAACCAAACTCACCTAACGCTTTCACTCTAGCGCGTTGCTTGGCTGTGTTAATGTCCATTGCGCTGGGTGCAGGGATCGCTACGCCATGCCGATGAACTGGTAAATACGTGATATTGGTGTGAGTACCGATGGTCATTCGACAACGGACTTCCGCAGAGCCGTCATCAAAGTAATGCACTTCTCTGCCTTGGGGATCTTCAGAAAATTCCCATGTGTACTCAGGAAACTGATCCATCATGATTTCGTGAGCCGCCATCCACGGTAAATAGTGGATCGTCTCTTTGCCGATCATTTCGGTTTCAGTGCAGAGGGGAGTTACATCAATGTTGCTGAGAGTTTTCCAGATTTGTGCGCGATTCAACGTATCCATGTGCTAATCCATTTTGTTATCTATGGACTAATTATAGCATCTTAATACGTAAAAGCAATGCAAATAGGTAAAACTTATTTCATCGTGTATTTATAAAGGGTAAAACAGCACTATTTACATTTGGTGAAAAAAAACGCAAGTCCTGTGGGTACGCTGTGTTGTGCCACTGACAGAATTTATCTTCGATTGACATGTAATCAACGAGATTAATTACGTCAAGGTGGTCAGGGTTTTTAGAAGAATTGTTAAGGGAGTTATCATTGTAAGTTTGAGTAATCCATGCACTGCATGCGTAGGCTTGAAGGGCTGTGTTAACTGGACAAAAGGCGCAGTCATCAGCAAAAGAGCAGGTTTCAGAAAGAGGTTTAGTTTCCACAACATTGCCCCTCTAAATAATCCGAAGCCCACCACCGCATTTCTGCGGTCATCTGATGACAGCTCAAGTATACGAGCGCATAGTAATTTGAATGTGTATTGACCCTCATTTTTTCTTATTCCTTTTATTAGTTGCTCTAATACCTTTTTACTTAAGCATACATTTGTGCATAGTGCAAGTTTTCATTCAGATCATTAAAATTGCACAAATAAAAAAGCTATTTATAGGTACAGTAAGGTACCGCGACACACTAGTATCGGGTTTGAGGTGTGCATTTTAAAAATTAAGATAACAAAAAGTCAGCGTGTTCCAGTAAAAACTTTGCCTGATCTTCCGAGCGAGTAAGTAAAACAAAGAGCTTTGCAAACTGATCGGGTGTAAGCGTCTTTCCCGAAGCGACTTCAAACTCTTTAATTTTCCCCACATAACTTATAATTTTTTCTTCAGTTATACCAGCAGATGTAGCCGCGCTTTTCTCTCCAAACACCCACTCGTGGGGGCTTAAATCATACTTGTCGCAGAAGTGTAGCAATGAATGAGGATCTTTTGGCAACGAGCCAGTGAGCCATCCACTAGCTGTTGCGGGTGATACGCTCAACGCGCTTTTAATAATTCCGGCTCGTCCCCAGTTGGGTACGCCAGCGTTATCAAGTGCGTTGTTGACTATCGTTGATCTTTTTTCTTTTCCAAGTTTGTCCATTAACAGTCTCCGTGTGTTAAGCCATTTCAAACCTTTATATAGGCATAAATTTAGGATATCTATTTTCTCGTTATACACTAAGGTAAATATTAATGTCAAGAGTTAATTATTAGACGCTAGTGAAAAAATAGAAATCTAAGTGTAGAAAAAAAAGATATGCATTAATACAAAGGTAGTTTTGTGATTTGCCGCGACTCAAAAAATTCATCGTTGCTATGTGTTAGTTAAAGATTTACACTTGTACATAATTTAACACAGTGAACTGACATGGATCGCATATGATTTACCGAAGAGCCACCCTCAAGCAAGACTACACCCGCCTCCCCAACAGCCTTCTTCGAGGTTCCGAAACAAAATCAGCAAGCACACAGCGAGATGACTCATTGAGTCCAGAGTCTCTTGGAGTGCTTGTTTATCTTCTGAGCCATATTGATGAGTGGCAAATAACTAACAATCAGCTTTGCACTGTATTTGGAGTCGGCAACGTCAAAATGACGCGCATTACCGATGAGCTTGAGAGCGCGGGATACATCCGTAGAGAAATTGTTAGAAACGAAAGCGGTCATGTCGTGCGGTGGGATTGGTTAGTGACTGATGTCAGGGGTCGCTTTCCACTAGATCATCGAAACCCAGATCAAGTAAACCCAGATCAAGTAAACCCAGATCAAGGTAATCAGACCCAAAGAACAAATATCATAAAGAACAAACATCAAAAAGAACAAACATGTTGGCGCTCTATCCTCCTTAACACTTCACCGGAAGGTGTTAGTAAGTCTGCTTGGAAGAAATGGTGGGAGTATAAGCTTGATGAGCGTAAAGGCAGAAAGCCAGCTAAGAAGATGGTTACGGTAATCACCCAAGACTTTCTCATTTTGAAAAGGCACGGTTTTGATCTGTTAGGTGTTGTGGATTTTGCAATTAGCAGAGAATGGAAGTCCATTGGTAAGCCGGACTGGGATGCGCTTAAGTCATTTCAAGGTCATGACAGAAAGCATGATCTGTTGGGGGCTGTGAAATGATTGATATCAGAGATCTCTCAAAACGCCTTGGTGAGAACGCCTCCGGTATCTGCCAAGAACTTTATCCCGATGGTCGCGTCGAATCAGGCTGTTACAAGGTCGGTTCAATTGATGGCGAGAAGGGCAGGTCAATGTCGGTGTATCTCCATGGAGAACAATCTGGCAGATATATTGACTTTGCCACCGGCGCTACTGGCGATATGTTGGATCTCATTCAGCATGCGTTAGGGTTAAGTCTTGTTGATGCGATGGAGTGGGGAAAGAAACGATTTAATATTCGTGATGGCGCTCCGGCAAAAAAATTCAGCGCGGTAAAAAATAAAACCTACAACATCCCAAAACTCCCTGAGCAAAAGAACAGTGAAGTCCTGCATGGCTACATGGATAGCCGAGGCTTTAAAGATGTGGGAGAGGTGTGCTTTAGGCATCGAATCTATGAAACTGATGGCAGGGGCGGTAAGGACGTTGTCTTCCCTTTTTATGATCCCAAGGGCGAACTGGTTTTTATCAAGACCAAGCCGATGAATTATGACGGCAACCCCTCCACACAGAAAAACCTTAAACCGATTCTATATGGTTGGCACGTTATCCCCGCTGACGCCAGAGAGGTTTGGTTAGTTGAGGGTGAGTGGGATGCCATTGCGGCAGAGGTGCTTGGATTTTCAGCTTTATCCGTGCCAATGGGTGGCGGAAAAGGAGCTAAACAAACCAAGTGGATTGAGAATGAGTACGAGAATTTAGCAAGATTCGAGCGCATCCTTGTGGCAACCGATATGGACGAGCAAGGTGAATTAGCCGCCGCAGAAATTATGAATCGGCTAGGCGATCGATGTCATCGAATCAACCTTCCTGCCAAAGATATTAACGATCTTTTGATGAAAGCACCCCAAGGTCAGAACCCTTATGAGTACGCTCGATTTATCCTAAGTGGTGCTTATGACGAAGCGGTCTGGAAAGATCCTGAAACGCTCAAAAGTGTTACGGCATTTGAATCTGACATTGATGATTTTTTCAGCGTTACAGGTGAGGACAGTGGCTTTCGTTCCGGCTGGAGCAAGCTTGATGAAGAGGATATTCGATTCAGACCCCACGAAATGATTGGCTTTTGCGGCATCAACGGTCATGGCAAGTCTTTATTCCTTGGACAAATGTGTCTCAACGCGATTCAGCAAGATCAAAAAGTGCTGATTGCCTCAATGGAGATGCCCCCGAAATCTACCCTTGGCAGGATGATGCGGCAAGCCGCCGGATCAGGCACACCGCCTAAGCCTTATCGGCAGAAAATACTGGAGTGGCTAGCCCCTAATTTATGGCTGTTCGTGGATAAGCTGACGCCCAAACCAAAGGATTTAATGGAGTGCTTTGAGTACGCCTACCGCCGTTATGGCATCAATGTTTTTGTCATTGATTCGCTTACCAATATGGTGAGGCAGGATGACTATGAGAACCAGCAAAAGTTTGTCGAAATGTTGGTGAATTTTAAGCTTAGTTTTCCGGTAACAATTTTCTTAGTTACGCACGTTCGGAAGGGTGATTCGGAGTACGAAGCCCCCAATAAGTATTCGGTAAAAGGTTCAGGCTCGATTACCGATCTTGCCGACACATTCATTTCCATTTTTAAAAACAAACGCAAGATCGAAATGCTTGATCAGGCAGAGATGCTCGGTGAAGAGCCACCGGAAAAGTATGTCAAGCAATGGGACTCTTATTTTGAAGTACTTAAGAATCGAAACGGCATGTGGGAAGGCAAGGTGGGTTTTGAATTTGATACGGCTTGCATGCAGTACAAGGAGAGAAAAGGCAGTAAGCCAAAATTTTATATTAATTACTCTAAGGAAGCGTGATGGACGATCAAGAGCAATTTGCAGAAAAAATTAGACAGGCTGGCAAGTCAATCGCAAGAGCGGAGTATGAGTTGGCACAAGCGGACGCTGAAGAGCGAAGGATTATTGCTCAAGCGATGGTCATGGCTGAAGCCAGAGGTGACAAAACTCACGCCAAGCAGTCGAGAACTGCCGATGAAGATGCTGTGGTTTTTCAGGCACGCTTGGATAGGGGCAAGGCGAAAGGAAAACTCGCCGCCGCTAAAACAAATCTGGCGGCATGCGAGGTCGAGTTCAAAGTCTGGCAGTCAACAATGGCAAACCTACGATTTGAAAAAAATAGAATTTACAACCACCAAGGATAAGTAAAATGAAAGAGAACGTCTTAAAGCAATTAATGCAAGATCAAGAAATTTCACAATCCACTCTGGCTAGAAAAACCGGAGTGCCTCAACCCACCATTCATCGGTTTTTAGTTGGCAAAACTTTGTTCCCAAGCTTTCAGGTGATGAAAAAACTTGCCAGTCATTTTGACGTATCGGTTGATTACTTGTACGCATCGAATGAAGAGTAGAACGCCAAATGTCCAAGAAAAAAAGTGGATGTCGGCAATGGCTGAGTTCGGGTGCGTCATATGCAAGAAACTGTATGGCGTTACCAGTCCTGCCGAGATTCATCACATTGAAGGCAAGACAAAGCCGGACGCTCATTTACTGACAATTCCACTGTGTTACGCGCATCATCGCGCAGGAGAAGACAATGAAAAATTTACATCAAGACACCCATCAAAAAGCCGGTTCATTGCGCGGTATGGAACCGAGTACGATCTTAGAGAATACATCGCGGACAAGATCAACTGGACTGAATAGCGCAACGCCAGAAGAGTGGGATCGTGTCGCAAAAGAGCACCCTGCAATTTTGCGAGAAGAAAACGTATTTCAACCCAAGCATTACATTAAAGATGGTGGCGTTGAATGCATCGATGTCATGGTGCAATTGTACGGTGAGGATCGCGTCAAAGAGTGGGCTGAAATAACCGCGTTTAAGTACCAGTGGAGGCAGGGCAACAAGGCGGGAAATTCACCAGAGCAAGACAAGATGAAGTCGATCTGGTACACCCGCTACAGCATGGGGGATGATCCTCGTGCCGATTAATGGACGCTCCAAAGGTCACGCTTTTGAGCGCGATCTTATTAAGAAATTTCAAGATGAGTTTGGTGAATGCGCTAGTCATTTGAGGCGCAATCTCGAACAGTATCAGACTGCCGGAAAAGCGGACATTGAATTTAATAATTTGATGATCGAAGCCAAGCGTTATAAGTCTGGAAACTGGCACAAAGAAGAGTGGTGGGATCAGGCGCTAACCTCTGCCGGTGATGAGTATCTTCCGATACTGATTTACAAGTATGACCGACAGCCAATCAAGTTTGTGTTTCGGCTATCAGATTTAATGGGAAAGGGCTACGAATCAGACACTGCGACAGTCGATTATGAGACTGGGATTATGTTGATGCGTGAGCTTCTGGAGATGTGATGAAACCAGACAAGCTTAGAGTCCTCGTAAAAAATGCGGCGGAAAAAATATATTACCCCCAGTGCCTAAAGCACATAGAGGGAAGTATGCCAAAAGAGTTCCACGCGCTTGCCAGAGCCACTCTAATCTATTATCTACCGTCACGGATAGCTGACCTCCAAACAAAAGAAGAAAGGCGAGAAGCAATCAATTCAATACCTGAGATTGCAGATCCAATACACACCAAACAGTTCATAACAAATGGCGTGAAAGCCATCTGGAAAAAGCGTGTCGTTCAAGGATGATTTGGAGATAGGTGCAGGTGCTGAAGATCGGATACTGAGCCGACTAAGGATGATTTTTCCAAAATCTACCAAGGCAGAAGGTCTTCATCCCGACTTCGATATTGCCATTCCAGAGTTACAAAAAACTGTTGAAGTTAAGTTTGATCCTCGCAGTCAAGACACTGGCAACATTGTCATTGAGTACTTCCATAACAAGCCAAGCGCATTTAGCGTCAGCAAGGCAGACTACTGGGTAATTGATACAGGGGTTGAGGTTTTGTGGTTTACCAAAGAAGGAATACTTAGTTGTATTTTAAATGAAGGCATGGAGCCGGTGAAGATTCATGGAGCAGGGGATCGGTATTCAAAGTGGGTTTTTCTAATACCGTTGCGGTTGTTGAGGCAATATCGGAGCGAAAAAGAATATGGCAGTTAAAGTAATCAACAAGGTTTGTCACCCGAATGGCAGTAATGACTTGGGTTCACAAAACCACAAGCCCGCTGATATTCGTTCAATAAAAGTTAATTTGGACGATGATAGTACTTACAGAGCCTCTGTGGTTTTTGATTGTTTTCATCAGGCTGTAGAAATAACCGGAACAAGTTTCCATGCGATTATTAAACAGAGTGTTGAAGATTATCCGAGATTTAGAAAGACCTTAAAAAAGTACATAGAACAGCTAGATAATCCCAAAGATACACATTACAGAAGATAATTTAGACCAAAAAAAATAGCCCCCGCAGGGGCTACTTCGCAAGACTTAGCTTTAGAAGTTTAAGGTTTGCCTTGCTCATTTTTGTAGCTGACGATGTTTCAT